TTCCATAAACCAGCTAAAACCCTTGGTGTCGTCTTCCCCACTCATTACGGCTGGGAAATCGAACTTGGTCAGGGCCATTTCCAAGTCGCGCATAATTCTGATAAATGTTTCCTGATTGTAGGTTTCAGGAACCAATGGAAAAGCATGGTCTAGTAAGGAAGCCATTATCTTCTTCCATCTGCCCGGACAGCGAGGCGCGTATCACCCAAAGTCCACGAGGTATCTGTCTTGGCGCTTGATACTCGAAGAGTGGCGCTTCTCCCGCGACAACGGATATTGGACTGTTGGGTAGTGGAGGTAATGGTTGCTGAAGCTTCTGTTACTAAACTGTCGCTAGGGAAAGGTCTCGTTTTAATAACGTAACCAACTTCGGCGTCTGTCCCACTTATTACAACATCTGGTATAAGTTTGCTGATAAACAGGAATTCATTGCCATCCCCGATATCGAAATCAGCAGACTCTATAAAGGAATCCATCGCACTTCCGTCGTCATTTTCCGTATTCTCATGGTTAAAGATATATTCAACGGAACTAACAGAACCGGCGGCTCTTGGATTTTCGTGGATACCAAAGTCTACCCACGCAGTCCGAGATAAACCCCCAATATCCCACGTATTCTCGGTGTAATTGAATTTTGCATATCGATCAATTTCACTGGCATCTGAAGATACATAAAAGAAAAACACTTCACTAAACATTTGGTTGGAACCCGCAAAAAACTTGCGGCTTTGAGACAGATTGATGTCGTCAAAAATATACCGAAGAACGGTGCAGGGAACAACTTCCACGCGGCCTGTATAAGTGTAGAAATTCTCCCGCGCCATCCAGAATATGCGCTCCCCAATGGTTGCTACCGCATTGGGGGAGATGATCGAAGTGTTGTTGGCGACAAGGGTAAAACCAAAGGTAAAGGGAGGACCTATAAATCTCATCGTGTACAAGGAAGCGTCCGTCCATATCAGGATTTCCTGGCGGGTTTTCTGGGCCGTGATTACCTCAGATCCTGTGGATATGCGCTGGCTTCCTGCTGTATTCGTGGAGGTGGGAGTCCAGTCGAAAGGAGACTCCTGATCCGACCAACGGACCAAAAGCAAATCTTGATCAGTTTCCCCTAAAGCGTTGCAACCGAAACAGACAATGTGCCTATCGGCTCCCGAAACCATTATCTGATGGGTAACAGTTGGAGCGTCGGAAGCATCGGTTTGAGATGCGAAGTCAGTGGCGCGAGCACTTAACCCTAAAGTCTTATCCCAATAATAAGGTGTGCTGTTGATGGGGTTGAATATTAAATCCTCACCCCAATTGTCCTGAGACCATAAACGCAGTTGTTGCGCTGCGTTGGTGGGCGTGGATCCGCCCCATGTAATAAAGTCGTTTGCTTCTCGGACTATCTTTGTGTCTGCATGAGCCGCAGCAGTGGTCCCCCGCACTCCTCTTGTCACTCCGGCATTCAAAGTATTTGTAGTTTTACCTGTGTACTGGATTAATTCATCTTCTATCTGAATTAAACCGACAAAGGAGATGCTGTCACTGCTGCTGTGAGTCGCAGTGGTAGTTCCGTCGCTTCCTCTTGTTAAATCGCTAAGTGTGTTTCCAACCTTGGTTCCATATCTAATTTTCTCACTGTTGACGAGGACAGTCCCCTTGGTGGGGAAAGAAGATCCAGAAGTAAGGCTGATTATTGCACTGAGAAGCGTGACACTAGCACTGATAGTAGTGGTAGCCGTTTCAAAGTCCGTTGCGTCTGTCAGTATAATGCTTGTGGCAGAATCTGAAATAAGACCATTAAGTGTCGTCTGGGAGTAAGTGGAAGTAGGACCCCCATAAAACCCCGCACCGAATCCTGTTCCAGCCACACTAACCGTAAGACCGGAGTTAATTTGATAGGTTGCAATTGGAGTTCCCCCACCCGCAGTGGAGCCAGAGGAGGCGGATCCAGAAGTAGTGATAGTGTAGCTGTTTGCGTCAATAACCGTGATTTGGTGCTCTGTATTAAATTGAGCGGCAGTAATCCCATCCGTCGTGGTAGCACCAGAGAAAGTCACAAAATCATTAGTAACGGCTCCGTGTCCCGGATCTGTCACCGTGACGATACCACTTCCGGCATCTCCTGTTGTGAAGGGGTTGCTTGAAAGAGTAACGGTTCTTCGGATGGGGGTTATGTCGTTGTATCCCCCGCCCTCTTCTACATAAAACTTGCTGTCTGTGCCCACGCCCATGTAATTGGAACCATCAAGTGCGGACCAGATGTGAAGTGCCCGTGTGGTTCCTTCGATAGTATTGGAACTTAGCCGAGTCCACCCCCCCATTTTTTCAGGGCGACCTTTGCGAAAACGAATTAAATTAGAGTCAAACCAGCCGTTCTCACTTGCATACGAAGTGGATTCTTTATTAATTCCTGGGGTGAAGGATACCTTGGTTAGCGGCATTTAGATCTTCCAAATTTGAACGTCTGCGTAGACTTCTACAACACCAAAACTGCTGGCAGTACCACCAGGATTACTATCTCCCACACGATGTTGTAGTTGGATGGTCTTGGTCCCTGATAGCGTGAAGCGCCCATATAAGACAGCCGTGGTTGAAGAACCGTCTCCGCTGGTATTAAACGCATTAAGCCCCACAAGCAAAGTAGTTGCGTCAGTGGTGTTTTGTAATCGTAGCTTATGTGCGTTTGCATCTGTGGCAGGAGCGGAACAAGAGGTCCAATAGCTTCCGGCTGGTAACGAAATATCATCAGAAGATAAAGAAGCACTGGTGATTTCGTTAGTCAAAACCGTATTCAAATCGCGTTGATCCCAACTTCCACTGGTAAGAGTCTGAGCAGCCGTTGTATCTGCTTTTTCATCACGCACATGCAAAAGGGAAGTTGCAAAATTATCACCGGCTATAGCCCACGTGTTATCCCCCCGTAAAAAGGTAGTCGAACTGGCAGTTCCAGTTGCGCTTAACTCATCCACCCCTACCGCATCATCATCCATTTTCGCATTGGTGACTGCGTCATTCGCAATCATGGCAGTGGCTACTTGTCCGTAAGAAGCGTCGGTTCCATCTGATTGAAGGACCGTGTTCGCGGATCCAACCGTTATGGCAGAAGGATCACCGCTGCTGTCGCCAACAATCAGAGCACCCCTCGCCAAGCCCGCCATCTTCGCCAACGTGACCGCATTGTCCTGAATAGAAGCAGTGGGAACACCAGCACTGCCGTCTACCTTGAACCCAGCTTCCAGATCCGGTACTCCTGTCCCATTGGCCGCTATGGAAAGATCACCGTTGGTGGCTAGGGAAGTAATAGAATCTACCGTCCATATCCCGGCACTTGTAAGACGGGCTTTTTCAGCGGCGGTTGCTCCACCGACCATGCTGTTAAAAACCAGATCGAAGTCTTCCGCACCAGAGGAAACATCGGTAGTAACGGATTGAATAGTGTGACCTATCTCATTATTACCGGCGGCAGTTTCCGTCGTAAATTCAATGCCAGAACCAATTCCGGCGGCGGGTGTACCACTACTCGTTCTCTTTACAATAAGAGGATTCAGAACGGTGTTGGTGCCGCTATCTTCCTTTGCTGTCGTGACCCCAGCGGCAGCAGTAACGGCTCCATCCAAGGCAGAAGTCCCAGTTACTTCTAGCGTGGTTACTTGAATATCGGAAAGGGCGTTCGTAACGACGGCCCCGCTTCCAGCCCCGTCACAATAAACAATGGCATTCTTGCCGTTTTGAAGAGTAACGTCCGCACCAGAGCCTTGGCTAAAGACAAGCGAATAAGGGCCACTGGACCCCGCGTCCGTAGTGGCGTTCTCGAAAATAAACCAAGCAGCACTGGTATTGGGCGCTATCGTAATAGTACAGAGTTGGCTCAAGGTGCCCGTAAACTTAACTACCCGATACATCCCATTCTGAAGGTTTTCCGTTGCTTCACCAGGGGAGGCTTCTCTAACTGTCAGGGTGGCCGTGGATGCATCAGATAAAGCAACCGCTGCGTAAGAGGCGATCCGATCCAGGATATCCAGATTGAAATTAGTGGTTGTTCCCCACGTCCCCGCTTGGTCGCCGGTAGCAACGGCTTCAAAGCCGAAATTAGTTGTGAATGTAGAAGCCATTAGCTTCTCCTATAATCATGCGGGAATTGCCATAATATAAAGAGATTATGCCAATTTGGCCCGCTCTACGGCAATTTTTCCACGGTTAGCTTTGAACCATGTCCGACCTTCTGCTGAGCCACCGCTCTCATCGGGTAGGGCTTCAGCTATGCGGCGAGGAGTTTCAAACTCCTCAAGACGGATGATTTCCTGTAACGCTTCGCTATTGGTTCGGTCAGTTTTCTCAGCCGCCGTCAGGGCGCGTTTCTTTGCTGTTGAAGTGACTTCCGTTTCAGTAATTACCGTATCTTCACCATCCGACGTTTCATCCACACCAATCTCAACAGAAACTTCCACATAAGGAACCCATCCTAGTGTTTTCAGATAGGCATCATCGCCCTCCGATAAGTTCAAACCAGAAAC